GATTCCCACAGTAAAGTCAAAAGAAGTTGGAGATCCTGAGTGTTTCTTTAATTTTGAAACACCAGTGTATCCATTAAGATTGGAAAGAGAACCATCAGACTCAGTTGAAGTAAAACTTTCACTGAAATCTGCACCCTGTGGGATTACAATGTTTATAGCAGGAGTGGCAGCCATCTCTTATCTTTTTAAGTATTTAGATCTTTATTGACGTTCTTTAACATCTTTTGAAGGTCTGCTGTAGAACCAACAAATAATGCATTGTTTGTGACACTAGTGGGTCCTTTATCTTTCTCTTCGTTTACATCTTTTAGTTTCTTTTGAAGATCCATCAACTTATCTGTGGCATCAGAAACGTTCTTAATAAGTTGACCAGCAACCTCATATGCACGAGGCATCTCACTCTCTTGAGCAAGTTCTAGGATACCGTTGATTGCTTCCTGACCTTTTTCAATGATCGAATATAAATTACCCCTGGTATATTCGTAGTCTTTACGGATATCTTCGTTGGAGTTTTCGAATTTTTGGATTTGTTTTTCGACACTTTTAACTTCCTTCTTTACTTCGATGGGTTCAACATCAAAAGTTTCATTGAGCTTTTCATACTTATCCATACTCACCTCACAAAATAGTACCATCAAACCCGAAGTCATCTCCGAGTTCAATCATGGCATTATCGGCAGCGTTGATATTAAAGACCTTTGTTCCACTGACATGGTTCTGAATAGGTGTCCTATCTTGAGCTCTCCTAACGACAATCTTATTGTCGGCGACTGTCTCTACATACATCTCTTCCTGATCCACATAGATGTAAGATCCTTCAGAGATTGCTGACCCATTCTCAACGTCAATCACAGTCTCAGTCATGTCAACGTTTTCTGCGAGAAGTGTCGCAACTACACCATCGTAATCTTTAAGTGCTCTTGGTGTGACCTGATATGTAATATCTCTTTCGTAATTATTACCACCCTTACTACCAGCAACGTAACCGATAGAAACCTTTTTGATGATATCGCTGGAAACGTCTCTGAGAGGACCGAAGACCATGGTCTTGACGGTGAATGTGAAGGTATAAAGAAGAGCTCTTCTTGTATCAAAGTTTCCCTCGTATTCATCTGACATATCAATGTTGTCTAAGACAACAGGGACATTTCTTACCTCATTGAAGTTACCCAGGAACTTAATCGGGAGTGTGTAACCTGGTTGAAAATATGGAACGATTTGTTCTACAATCTGTAACATGTCATCATTCAGTTTTGTGTAAACTGAAAGAACAATCGTCATATTATATGGAACAGGCAGATAAGTCTTTCTTTCCTCAGTTCCATCTAAGGATTTGACGACCATCTGTTGTGTTTGAGTAGTCTTACGTGAAGGATCGTAAGCAAGATTGGTAAACTCAAATGACATTCTTGGAAGTGTCATCTGTGTCGGATGATTCAGATCAGGGTTCTGATTCAACCTTGCAAGAAACTTCTGAGTAGGACCATACGCAAGAGGAACTTTGATAATACTTGTGGTATCATCAGAGTCATCTTTATGCTTGATCTGTATACCGTTAAACATTGATCCAAAACCAATGATAACAGATCTAAAGATCTCGTTGTAAAAATACTCAAACATTATTTTACAGGTATATACCTCTATTTAACAGTTTTGTATCAAGGCATTCCAAATGGATTGGATTGGGAGAAGTCGATGATAACATCAGCAGCTGTTTCAATATTGTCGTTATCTGCAAATGGATCGACAAGATCATCAGTATTGACACCACCAACGATATACTTTGCTCCCGAATCAGATCCAGTCAAGACCTCACCCTCTCTGAATGAACCGTCTATAATACCAACCTCCATTACGTCGGTAACACCATTCCATTCTTTGACTCTTGCAGTCGTTCCTGAAATTGAACCAGTGACGATTTCATTGAATATGAATGTTCCACCAATACCTGTTGCACTATCAACAACAGGTGGATCAATAGAAACAGTTGGTGTGGTGTTGTATCCCTCACCACCATCGATAATGTAAATTGCTGTGACAATACCAGATGCATTGATTGTCGCAATACCAACTGCAAATCTTGAAGGAGTTGGGAACTGAGAACTAAAGTTGTTTTGATTACTACTTAACCTGTATTGAGAGGAACTAAAGAGTGGATACGTTCCAGAAGTTAAACCAATGGATACGTTTGGTGCTTTATAATATCCAGATCCACCATTTGTGACTGTGATGGTTTGAACTGATCCAGCTGTTGATATACCTGCTGTAGCAGCAAATCCAGATCCACCCCCACCATTTACTGTGATTGCTGGAGGCACCGTATATCCACAACCTGCATTTGTGATATTGATTGCAGAGACTCTACCAGACTTACCATCACATGCAGGATATGAATAAGATACCGATGCAATACCAGTAGCTGTTGTTGCACCAGTTGGAGCAGAGGAGAATCCGACAGCTGGTTGAGCAGTGAATCCTTTACCCATATTTGAGAGGTAAATTTTATTTACTGCACCAGAAGCACATATAGTTGCTGTAGCTGTGGCAGATGTACCAGCACCGATAAGATTTAATGTCTGAATATAACCAATTTGTGCGATTTCATCATCAATCTCTGTAATATCAGTATCGATGACTTCATCTTCATATCTAAAGAGTTCACATCTTAACTCATAAACATAAGTCTTCTTGAGTTGATAGAAAGGTTGTTCATGTTCAACAAACTTAATCTCAAACAGTCTATCTCCAAGTGGGAAATAAATCAGATCACCTTCCTTTGGTCTAGTGCTTAATTCAACACCAGAGAGATTTTTGATGAGTGGTGAGATGTAGTTTTCAAATCTTTCTTTCGAGATGACAAGTTGAAGATCATCTCTATTTTCAATACCAAATTTTGAGAGGATAGTTCCTTGACCAGTGTAACCCTCATAGTTATCAATATACGCCTCTAAAGGAAAGGCTTCAGTAAAATTAGATTCGATGACTTCTTTTATGACAGTGTTTGTAGTTGCATACTGTCTTGGAAGATAATGAACCTCAACACCATACATCTGCAACTGTTCGTTGACAAGACTCTGGATTAGGTTTTGTTCGGATCTGGTGCCGTTAAGAAAAAAGGGATTTAACATATGTCATTACCCTATCATGTCAAGAGGTGGTAACTCATATGTGCTCAACATTCTCTCCTGTATACGATCGAGTTCTGCTTGTGCATCGTCATACAATTGTCTTCCATTGAACTCAATACCACCAGGTAATTTAACTCCTTGGAATTTAATCAAGTTCTGACCCCATTGTCTTTTAATAAGGGAGGTCAGATATGGTTTCAAGAAAGAGTCATTATAAACTCTTGGATAATCGTTAGGATCAGCAGTTCTCCAACAATCGATAATAATGAACTCACCAACTCTCAGATTACTCCAATCAACATCAAGATACATCCTATCCTTTCTTTGATTAAATCTGATCTGTTTATGTGTATTCAGAAGGAAGTTCATCGTCTCCAAATACGACATAGCCATTGAGTAACTAAGTAAATCAGTGTTACCCCAGTAGTAGATATCGTTCAGGAACAGTTGATACTTGAAACTGAACATGTTCGATGAGCTGATTGACTGAGCATCATCGTATTGAAATACTTTGTTGATCCCAATGACATTGGGTGGGATCTGAAGAAAGTTACTATTTTCGTAGTATGTGTATGTTGTTGCAGTTCCTACGATATTAGTACTTGCTGATGTCGAAGCAATACCAACCGATGAACCTGCAGAAGGTGCACCTGGAGGTCTTGCCTTTCCTCTATCAACATCAGCCTGAGTGATTTGATACTTGAGATATGTTTGTCCTACACCATCAAAGTGTCTCTCTTGGAAATACTGGATGGCATCATCTACAAGATCTTCGATTTGTTCATCTGCAACGTTGATCTCCAATACAGGAGCACCCAACTGTCTCAAACAATAATCAATAAGTTCTTGTCTAGTACTTGGCTGTGCCATCTATAATTAGACCTATCTATATGTCTATTTATTTAATAAATCCGTGATAGTATGGAGCATATTCTTGATATCATTCACATCAGTTTTCAAGTTTTCAACTTCGTCTTGTAAATCGACAAAGTTTTGTTGTTGATTGGTTAATGCTTCACGACGTTTCACATAAGATTGAAAGTCATTATTATTTTGATTAACAATGGCACCAGAACGGGCATCTCTATAATACCCGTCCATGCCTTCAACTGGAAT